GATTGTATTGTGAACATATTGAGTATGATTATCATCTCCTAATCCAAGCAAATCACCATGATTTGTTACGGAAGAAGAAGTTCCAGAAGAAGAAGAACTAGAACTATATATAATTTGTCTTTGAGGAGGTAAGTTTCCAGAAGAACCTATTGCTAACCAATTTCCATTATCTTTTATATATTGAACAGTTCCAGAACCTTGTATTTTTCTAAAAGATATATCTCCATTTTTTCCTTCATTTGGATCTGGTTTATTTACACCAAAAGTAGGTTTTCTAGATTTATGATGTAATAGTTTTCTTTCTTCTCTATTTAAAGCCATTATCTAGGTCTTTTTAATCTGTAAACTATTGTTATATCATTTATTTGAAATCCAGTGTTTATAGATTGAGCAGCTGTTCCAATTTTTAATTGAATAGAAAAACAATTATTTGCATCTGAATTAAATTTATATTCTGCTTGAGTCCATTGAGGTTGATTTTGTGCAAAAGCAGTAACTGTAACTGGAGTGTTTGCTAACGCAGTATCTCCATTAACTCCATAAGTAAAAGAAGGAACACTTCCACTTGTTGAAGTATAAGATATATAAACTTTATAAATCTTTTTTCTTACAGAAGGTTGTCCAAAATCAATATCTTTAGTAACATAAACAAATCCATCATAATGTTGTGCATCATTATCCCAAACTAATTCTCTCCTTGAGGATTGTGTAATATATGACATCTTAGAATCTTTATTTATAATAAAATTTGTATGATTCCCAATTGGTAAAAATACTAGCATTGCTCTTGTTAATGATTTTAAAACAAAATCATAAATATACATATCAGTATTTTCATTTTTTATAAAAATTTCTCTTGTTTCAGGTGAGTATGCTATATGAGCAGAACTTATATCTAAATCATCTGAACTTCCATCTTCTCCATCTTCTAAAAATGCTCTCCAATCATCTTGATTAATTAATCTTTGTCCATTTTTTTCTAAAAGATTTATTACTTTTTGTCCATCAAAAAAATACAATCCTAACTTATTAAACCATGCAATACCAAAATCTGTTTTAGCAACATGATAATCAAAAGCACATCCTTTATCTCTAATTGTATCTTCTAAAAAATCTACGTTTTCAGATATATTTATAATGTATAAAGTTTTTTCTTTAAATTGCAATATCCTATCAGCAAATGCTTCTAGTTTAATTATGCTTTCACCATCGTTAATTGCAACATCTATCTTACCAACTTCACTAGGAAATACATCAAATTTATTTATAGAACTTTTTAACATTCTATCTGGATAATTAATACCATTGCTATTAGCAGGTTGCCTTATATTTCCTATATAAGTTCTTCTTCCATGAATAACTGATGTTTTATATTTGGCATTTATATGTTTATCAAAACCTCCAAATCCATTTATATTTTTATATGTATCTATACCATTTGCTTCAACGGGAGTAATTCCTTTAACTATAACTGCATTTTTAAAAAAAGTTTCTGATGATGCGCTTCCAGCTCCAGTTGTATTAACCATACTATAAGACATTTCAGTTCCTTCTGGAAACCATTTAAACCCATTTTCTACAAAATCTAATTCACCTATTAAAAAGAAATTATCATTTTCTTGTAATTTATAATATAATCGTGAACCAGTTATTCTTTTATTTAAACTATAAACACCAGAATTATCACATGGATTAATATAAGAATCAAAATTTAAAAGAAGAGGAGATCCTAATATATTTAATTTATTAACATTCTTACTTAAAGATGATCCTACATCTGCAAATTTAAATGGTAAAGATTCTTGTTTTTCATCATCATATAAATAAGTATGATGAAAAGTATATGTGCCTATTGGAAAACCATTAACAGGAACATTTTGTATTAATACAGGCCCACTTAAATAAAAAGTAGGAGCAGTGTCACCAGAATCACTATCTAAAACACTTATATCCCATCGTGTAAAAGTATCTCCTAAAGCAGCAGTAGCATAATCAATATTAGAAGATGAACAAACTAATAAATTCCAACAATCTGATTTTATTTCTTCTTTTAAAAATGTATAATTAAGAGTATTAGCACTACCTCCTCCGCCTGTATCGTTAGTGCTATGTTGAATAGTAACTTTAACTAAATCTTCATATTCACTTGATGTAATATAAAAAGCATAAACAAAACTTCGTTCTTCATCTATACTATAATTCATTGAAGTTTCCGTTACGTCTACAATAGTACCATTACCGCTTCCAGTTGCTTTTATATTATTGTTTGCAAGAAGAGGATAAATTTCAGTAAGATCATTAGATAAACTTGCATTTGTTCCAGCTAATCCGCTTGCTCCTAAAACATTTAATGATTCATTATATTGTAAACCAACTCTTAAATTAACACTTTGAATAGTCGCTGCGTCTGGAGGACTATTATCTGCTATGCTTCCATAATATTCTGAAACTGTAGAATTAACAGCTCTTAAATCAGAATCACCACCACCACCTGCGTACGGAGTTGATATTATACAAGTACCTACCGTTGGAGATGCTATAGATTGATCAGCTTGAGTCCATGCTATTTTACCTACACTTCCATCTGATGTTCCTTGTTGAGCAACTACAACAGTAAATCCTGTATTACCAGCAACTGCATCTGTAAGAGATTCTTTTGTAGAAGAAGTTATAATTATAAAAGGAACAAAACTAGTATCGGCACTTTTAGTATAAGCAGTAGCAGAAAATTCACCATGTGCATCTATAGATGATGCTATTTGTGTTGCAACTGTAGCTGCTGTATCATTTGTAGATATTCCAGTTACTTCTATATTATGATCGTAACTTCCGCTACCAGTAGGTTGAAGAGTACCAGTGTCGCCTACGTCTATCCATATTTGAAATTTATGATTGTCAGCTCCATATATATCAAAATATTTGCCATCTAAACTATTTGAACTATCAGCTACACAATAAACAAAAGTTATTTCTGGTTGAGATGATCCAGCTCTTAAACCTGCAAATCTATGATTTTCAATATATCCAAACCATTTGTTATTAATTGAATTATCAAATTCTCCATCTCCTACTCTTAAATTACCATCAGCAACATGAAAAACAGGTAAGTCACTATCAAAAGTTGTTATTTTACCATCTATCCATCCTGAACTATCTTTTAAAGCAATAGAACTTGTATTATCATCATATAAAGCTAAAATAGTTTCATTTGAATTAGACCCATTTAATTTTTTATCTGATTTAAAAACACCTAAACCACGGCCATCTAAAAGTCCTACGGTTGTACCAGATATAATATCTACAGCTTGAAATGATCCAACAAGTTCAAGTTTTCCTAAATTACTTATTTTAATATTTTCAATTAAAGGAGATTGGTTATCTTCAATATCTCTTGGATCAGCATTTGAATTTATACCTCCATGAAATTTATCTATAACATGAGTTTGTTTAGGCATTTTGTTCGTACTCTATATCTTCTATAATAAGATTTTGAGCGTGTTCTGGAAGTTCACATAAAGAACAAGTATCTTCCGTAAAGTCTACTTCAGAGTTTACATCATGGTCAAATATATCTAATCTAAGTCCACCTTCAGATCCAGATATAGCACCACCATTTCTTACCCCCGATTCGTAGCGTTCCTGTACGGAATCATCCTGTTCAATATATCTCGTCTTTTCTTGCATCCTCCGCACTCCTTTATTTTTCCTCTAGTTATTGTTTTAATGGTACGACTAACTGTATCACCAAAACCAATATCATTACTAAATAGGTCTACGTTTATTTTCTTACCCACTAATAACCACTTTTGCTTAAGTTCTTTTTAATACGATTTTTCATTCTAGCATTTTTAGATTTAGCCATAGCAGTTCCAACCATGTCTTGTTCTGCTTTTGCAGATGCCATAGGTTTTTGAGTTTTACCCATTTTTTTACCACCATAACTCATGCACTCAGACATAGTTTTATATTTCTTACCAGGCCCTACCATCATTTTACACTTTGCTTTACTTGGCATTACATACCCCTTTTCATTGATTTTTGAATTGCAGATGATCTTTTGCTTTCGTAACTAGACATTTTACCATCCTTGTTAAGATCACCTTTTCTAGTTACACATTTTTTAAGTTTCATATCATACATTTTTCCTGCAGGACATTTTTTCATTTTACCCTTCATATTATATTTCCTTCTCATTCCTCCAGTTTTAAGATTTGTTGATCCTCCTCTGCCTGTGTCTGGAGATGCCACATCAGATAATCCAAATACGTCAGCCATTATTTCCAACTTATCCTTTTGCTACTAGTCTTCTTTTTCATAGCAGAAGTACATTGAGCCATTGTAGGTCTACAAGCAGGGTATCCTTTTCTCTTTTCACCTTTACGTCTACCGCAAGGTTTACCAGTTTTACAATCTACCCATCCTTTACCTTGATTCCTTGAGAACCATTTCTTTAGACCTTCTTTTGCCATTATTTCTTTTTAGAATGTGGAGTCATCTGCACTTTAAAAGAAGCAGTTAGACTAGCACCTTTATGTGCTTTATATCCACCTCTAGGATTTTTCATAAGTTTTACACCTTTACCAGATTTCATCCAATGATAACCTTTAGGCGCTCTTACACTTTTATTCATGACTTTTTCCTTTTCTTACTTGAGTTACCCCAATTAGCAGCTCCTACTTTTCTACACTTAACAAGAGCTCCTGAAGCATAAGCAGAAGGCCATACTTTATACCTTGCTTTTACTTTGTGATAACAAGCATCTTTTTTAGCCATTTAACACCTCCATCTTCTTCTAGCCGCACATATTCTTTTATCTGGAGTCTTTGAGCAATTAATACCATGCATCCTCATTTGACCCGCAGATCTACTACAATACGACTTTCTTCTTTTAGCACGTTTACTACCAGGCTTTACTTTTCCTGTAACTGCTGTTTTTAGTTTAGAACCGGGATTCATTCTTCTATAAGCTGCTACACCAGCTTTAGTCATTCCTGCTCCAGATTTAGTAGAACGAAAGTTCTTTTTATTTCTTGCTGGCATATTTCCTTGCTTACGAGCCATTTTATAATCCCATCCTTATTAATACTTTTTCTAACTTATCTCTTAAGTCTTCTAATTCTGCATATATAAATTCTATATGCTTTTCTAATTCATTAGATTTTTTAGGTTGTTTTTTAACAACAACTTTTTCTTTTTTAGCTGTTGCCATTATACACCAATTTTCTTAAGCAATACACTTTTAATAACTTTCCAAAGTGCTTCAAGTATTTTTTGTTCTGTATTCTCTGAAATGATAGGTATATCAACTGCTTTATTAATTTCAGCAATTATCTCTGCCCCATTTTCATCTGACAATAAGTCGTCTGCTATTAGTTTTGCTAACATATTAGCTCTCCTTTATTTTCTTTGTTTTTAAATATAAATAGTAAATTTGTACTGCAAACATTACACACATAAGTACACCAGATAGTAAATCTGTCCAATAAACAACTCCTAAACTTGTACTTAATCCTGTTACCTTTAAGCTATCCATTAGTTTACACTATCTGCTTGTGATTTAGATCCTTGACCTGCGTTAAAATATGATATTGTATTTTGCATCTGTTCTTGTTCCATTTGTTTTTTCAATACGATTGAATATAATAAATCTAGATGTTTTAATAAAGAATCTATTTGAGGTACTTCTACAACTAAAGAATTTG